AACAAATATAACAACGTATTCTGGTAAAAGTTCTAGCACAACAAATTTATCTTTGAATACTGCTAGTGTAGCAACAACAGGCGGAATAACTTATATTGAAACAGTTTCAAGTGATACTATGCCAACAGCAACCATTGGTAATATTTCAGGTGATATACAAAATTATACTGTTGTGTTTTTTGCAAAACAAACTGCTACAAATGGTAATAGTGATGGCGGAATGTTCTTTTATGGAAACAAAACTACTAATCAAGGATTAGGTGGAAATATAGGTTCAAGTCAAATTAATCACTACAATTATGGTAATGACTCATATTTTCCAATACAAACTTACACCACTTGGAATATGTACACGTTTAGAAAAGTAAGTAATATAAAACAAGTTTGGTATAACACAACACAATTAACTGCTAGTAGTAATACAAATAACAACACAAGTTTACCTGCAAATTCTACTTTTGATTATGGTGGAAGAAATGCACCAAGCGATTACAAACCTTATGATTTTAATTTAGGATTTTGTGGTATCTGGGCAACTAATATTTCTAATAGCGATATAACATATTTGTATAACCGTTTTAAAGGCGACTACGGATTATAATTTTTAACAACAACAAAGGAGTAAACTATGTTTGATAATTGGTTCAAGTCTTGGGAAGATATGTTTACTTATGACAACTGGAAAAAAGAAGTCATTAAGTTTAACAAAAAAGTATGTAAATTTTGGGAAGACGCTTATAAAGATATATTAAATAATAAAAAAAATTAAACTAATTTCTTAATCCATTTACCTTCGTTATTTAATACCATTGGAAGTAATCTAGGAATACCATCTAATATAATACCGCATCCGATTATAAATCTAGTCTTAAAATTTTTTGCGTATTCAAAAGCAAGTGACTTTTGATTTATAAGACATCCTACATTCATACCAAAAAATATATTATCTGGATTAGCCCAATAGCTTATAATAAATTTTGTATGATAGTGGCCTTGTACAGCAGACATACCCATTGTTTGAGATACTTTTAATATATCAGCAGATCTACCGTGAGTAAAAAAACATCTTTGTCCATTAGACATTGTGATAGTTAGATCATCTATCCATTGCCATTTTTTAGTACCAAGAAACTCACCGTAGTCTTTAAGAAATTCTTTAGACATACCATACTTTAATGCTCGTCTATATACTAAACTACTATGATTACTTTCTACTTCAATCATATTAGGGAATATATTTTCTAATTGCTTAACATATTCTCTAGCAACTTTTAATTCGTGACCAGCAGAATATAAGTCTGGATCGTGAGAATGCATAGATATAGCGTGGAAATCAAGTAGATCACCAATATTAACAACGAAGTCTGGTTTATATTCTTTTTTAATCTCTCGTAAAAACTCAAAAGCGTCTTTATGATGATATGGTATATGTAAATCACTAATAACTAATATTCTTTTGTGGGTCATAATTGATAGCGGGTGAACCGTCTATATATTCCTCTAGGTTTTTGATTTTTTCTTTTATATCTATATACTCAACATTACCATTTTTAATATGAACATCTTTTAAAATTGGTGTCTGTTCTTTATTGTTGTAATTTACAATAATTTCTTCAAATATAAGCACATACAATCTATACAGGAAATAATTAACTTTTGCAACTTCTCATTATTTCTGCAAGTGATCTTGCTCTAGCAGGAGTTTGTTTAGCCCAACGACTATCCATCATTTGAAATGATGCTTCACCATAATCTTGTTTTTTTAATGCTTCCCACATCTTTTTAAATTTAGATACACCACCAATACCTAATTGAAAGACCATCTCAATTAGAACACATTTAGCATCATCAACTATGTTTGTTATTTCGTTATGATGTAGAATTAATATTTCTGCATTATTGACAGCAGTTTGGAAATCTGCTTCAAACTGTGCATCTAATTCTTCTTTAGAATATTCTATACCTTCTTTATAAGGATCTTCTGGAGTAACTAAGTGACCGTATCCTATTGTAGCAAAACCAAGACTATCTTTATATACTGTATTTCTATAACCTTCGTGTTCTTTTATACGATCTTTTAAATCAATATAATATTTCATTATGCTTTGTTTTTATTAGCAAATTCTCTAGCTTGTTCTTTAGATGAGAAACCCCATTTTTTTAATGCTAGTTTTAATCTAGTAGGTTTACCTTTACTATCAGTTAAAGGCCCATCCATACCACCAAAACGAGCCGCAAAAGACACCCTACGGGCATTTGTACCAGATGATAAAGGTGCTTTAAGATTAGACCCTTCGGTTCTTTTAAAGTAATCCCTGCCTTTTTGATTAAGTCCACCACTAGGATCTTTATGTTCTTTACGATAACCCATTACGCAGTACCAATTCTAGGAAATCCTTTCTTGGCCCTAGCATATTGTTTAGGATCTACAGTTGATTTAGATTTAGGATTAGAAGTGCCTTTTTTTTTGGCTTTATTCATATAATAATATAAACCTTTTTTAGCCACTTTACCCGATTTTGTTTTGTGATAACCTTCTTTCATATTATTTCCTTTTTATTAGATCAGTTGCTTTTAAACCGTACACACTCGCAATTACTCCTACGAATATAGTTTGATACCAAAATGGAAGATCAGAAAAATATTGAAAAAAGAGTTTCATCTTTTCCATATGTTCTGGATTGTCTGACCATACTGCAAACCCTAACATTAAAATAGGAATTGATAACAGTATTAAAATAAACTCATCTTTCCAATCAGACTTTTGATTTTCAAGAATAGCCCCTTGATACTCAATTTCACCTTTAGCCATACGTAACGCAGTTTGTAGTTTTGCATCCGAGATAGCTTTTTTCGTTCTTTGATTGTTAGCATATACATCCGCCCCTGTTTTGAATGCCATTGTTAATAAATTTAGCCACACTATTGTTACCCCCAAAATTTAATTTTATCAAAGATAGAAAAGAATAGAGCAACTAAAGCACCGATAACAAATACAGCTTTAACTCCACCTGTACCCATTGCCATTTGTTTTTTTAATTGTTCTATATCTTTTGAATTCTTGTTTACTATTTCTTTGATTTCATCTAATTTATATGCAATCATATTATGAGATATAGCAACTGTTTTAGTTCTTTTGTGCATTCTACTCTTAGGCATCTTGTACCTCTTTACAATAGAAACTTATAACAGTTCTAAACTTGTGTAGATCTTCTGGTTTTAATTCATTCATAATCTCATAACTCTTTCTATAGCCCGTTATAGCACATTCTTTATATGAATTGTAGTGTAAATTATCAGATATTGGCCCTGTACATATGCCTATTGCGGCTTGGCATATTTGAATAATTAACAAGAATTTAGTCATTTTTTCTGTACTTGTAGTATAGGATATGAACCTGTTTCTGCCACGCCCATTGATTGATAATACTCGCATATTTCTGTATTAGACGATAAACCTTTATAAGCACACGATCTGATATATTGTTCTTCGGTATGTTGTTCATTATACCCATCCTCCTGTAATGTACCTTCGTTTATCATTTCACAATATTTTACCTTTATTAATACCCTTTTTAATTACATATCTTTGAGTGCCATTAGCACCAATATCAACTTCTTTTTTAAGAAGTTTAAGTAAGTTCATTTCTTTAAACTTACGTTCAACTTTCTTTCTAAAATTTTCTAAAGATTTAGTATCTCTCATAACCCGACATTTTATCAGATTATGGTTTTAGAATAAATGTTTAATTTAATTGAGTTTTGTTAAGATTGATTTTAATTTTTCTAGATAAACAATAGCATCCCAAAGTTCTTCTTGTGTATCATTTATCCAAGCAACAGTAGGTTTAGTTGCTTGTGCCATTGTTACTTTGTAATTAGATATTCCTTCATCAGACCGTTTAGAAAACTTATGCAATAAATCTTGTATCATTGGATCTTTAGTCATAATAAACGGTCTAACTATTTTAGGTTTGTCTGCCATTAAAACGTCACATTCATAAAATGGCTACAAAATTCATTAACACGACAATAATGTTGACATCTAATATCTTCACCTTGTCTAAAAACAATATTACATCCCTTACCTTCAATCATTTTTTGACTAATAAGAAATTGTACTGCTTCTTCTTTTGTAGCAAACACACGCCAAGCAGTTTTTCTACCATCTTTCATTACCGCATAGCTGTTTTCTTTTCGCCATCTTTCTTTAGCGGTACACATAGGTAGATCACTAGATTGTTCTGCGTCTTGATGTAATTTAATACGTGCCTTGATATATGTTTCTTGTTCTTCTTCTGACCAACGACGTACAGGTATCATTACAACTTGTTTACGTGGATAGTTATCTGATTGCATTACTTTCATCTTAGACCAATCACGTAAGATTGCCATAATAGATAATGATTTAACTTTGATTTCTTTTTTATATCTAATTAAATCTTTTTGATTTTTACGACATAAAAAATCCAATACGTTTAATTGGTTTTCCCATTCATCCTTACCATTGGTTAAAGCATCAAGCGCCGCCCAAGCAGATGTAACTTTGAAATCAACAAGATTACCCTCACGAGTTAGATAATCAAATTGACCGCTTAATATCCAACCATTAGTAATATTATCATCTTTATAGAATAATCTACGTTCAGATATATCTACCTTTAGTTTAGCACGTTCAATAACGTGATGCACAGATTGACCTAGTAAAGAGAATATACGATCAGATACATCTTCTTTAATTAGATCATAGTTTCTTTGTTCTAACACCCTAATTCTAGGAGGTGCAATCAAACGAGTAGTAGAGATATTAGACCCACTACTATCATAGGGATCATTCTTTACTGCCCGTTCAATCGCTTTAGGAAGATTAGAAATATTTGTGATTTCCATTAAAACGGTATCGCTTCATCACCGACATTAAGATCACTACCATTATTACCATCACCTAGATCTTGGTTCATATCTGCTAGTTCTCTTGATCCTAATATCATATTACGTATTCCTTCTGATAACTGATTAAAGGTTTCTTTTTTACCATCTTGAAAATCTTTTAAACTAAAGATTACAGTAGGTAATACTTGTTCAGCAACCTTATCATTTTTTGCTAAAGGCATTACAGATGATATTCTTGATTTACCATTCTTCTCAATTACATTAAGAGTACAAGGCACACCCGCTAACTTACTTATATCAAATGATTTTTTTTCAGTTTCCGTAAATGGTCTTCCACGCCAAGAAGTTAGATCTTGACTTAATGTAGATTTTTCGTGCAACGATAAGTTATAAAACTTACTGATTATCATTGGCTTACCCTCACCATCAAGTTCTTCTGGTGTTTCCCAACTAATAAGCACGGTACGTTTCCAAGTTATTTGTCCTTGATAGTCATTTTTTTGTGTACCAAGATCTATAACCTTAATACATCTGGCCTTATGAACACCTGCGGACACGCTTGGATAACGTGGTGTTTCATTGCCACTTGCTATTATACTTGTCATATTATGTTTCCTTTTTCACTAATTTACTATTGATTAACTACAGTTAAATTATATATTAACGTAAGTCAAGTAAATAGTTGACAAAAGTTAAGAAAACAAATATAGAACAAATATATGGCAAGTGTAATTGATG